GATGATCGTTATGAAATGGTTTACGGTGTCGATTTCGGCGGGACAGCAGCGGAATCAGATAAATACTACAACAAGCGCACAGAAATGTGGTGCAAACTCAANCTNTGGCTNGATGACGAGCCAGTGATGCTACCCAATCGCGATGATATTCTGATGGATTTAACCGAGGCAACATACGGCTATGACGTACACGGGCGCATCAAGCTAGACAGTAAAAGCAATTTCAAAATGTCAACCGACCTGGGCGATGCTTTGGGACTGACACTGGCCGAAGAAATCAACGAATGGGACAACGACGACTACTCNACAGATGGGTTTGCAGCCGCTGATTCACGGATTGGGATTTAACGGGCGGCAAAAAATCGCAGTCGTTTGTTATATTAGTCTGTAAAACCTGTAACGCGAGGCGCAGACAATGGAACAAATGGCACCGGATCACGATTCAATCGAGCATGAGCAGGCGGAACAGGCAGAGTTAGAGCGCATTGAACGGGTGCAGATATTCGCGAGCCGGATTTGTCGATTGGCAAACGAGGAAGTATCAAAACGATCACCGCTGGAAACGCGCTGGCTGGCAGATTTACGACAGTATGAAGGCCAGTATGACGCTCAGACCCAAGCAGCAATCGCAGATGACCCAACACGTTCAGGCGTATTCGCAAATCTCACACGACGCAGCGTGAACGCCGCAGAAGCGCGTATTGTTGATATGCTATTCCCGACCGATGATAAGAATTGGGGCATTGAAAGCACACCGGTTCCGGAATTNTCNCACGTTAGAAAACAAGCAGAGATGGCAGGNGANGANCAGACAACGAATGAAGTTGATTCGATGGTTGAAACCGCTAAGACAGCAGCAAAGAACATGGAACGTGAGATTGATGACCAGCTNGGNGAAGCTGACTACAACGGCAGAGCGCGGGATTCGATACATGANTGNGCGTTATACGGCACCGGAATCATTAAAGGCGCGGTAGTTGTCGGCAAAACAAACAAAGTCTGGCACCAGCANCAGGATCAGGACGGCAGCAACGTAAGCGTATTAGAGATTGTCGAAAGCCATGCNCCAACGGTTCAGCACGTTAGCATTTGGAATTATTTTCCGGACAGTAACGCAACCAAGATTGAGGACTGCGAGTANGAGTTAGAGCGNCATTACATGACGCGCAAGCAATTATCCGAATTGATGAAGGCACCGGGCTTTTTCCATAGCGAAATNGCNACGCTGTTAAAAGAGGGGCCAGCACGCAAACAGAACGATAACGGCAGAATGTCGCAGATGCGTGCAATCTCAGGACTGGACTCAATTGGTACGCTGGAAAATCGGTATGAGGTTTGGGAATACCATGGTGCCATTGAACGCAACGAACTGGAAGATTTGGGTGTTGAGATAGACGAGGACGATATGCACGAGTTTGAGTGTATCGCGCTAGTCTGTAATAACCGAGTCATTAAGGCCGCGATGAACCCGATGGAAACAGCAGACAGGCCATACAGCGCTGTACCGTATCAAAAAGATGAAGCAAGCATCTTTGGCAAGGGGATTCCTTGGTTAATGCGCGATTCACAGGGCATATTAAATGCCGGTTGGCGCACGATGATTGAGAACATGGGGCTATCATCCGGCGATCAGATTGTGGTTGACCGCAAGATTATCAAGCCCGCAGATGGAAAGTGGAGGCTCGCACCGCGTAAAGTTTGGTATAAAACAGATCAGAACGTCGATGTAAGCCGAGCGTTCGCCACTTTCCCGATTCAGAGTCACCAGCCGGAACTTATGAACATCATCGAAGCTGCTAGTAAAATGAGCGACGAAGAAACCAATATGCCGCGTCTAATGTACGGCGAGAGTCCAGGCGCATCAGCAGAGACAATGGGCGGCATGGCAATGCAAATGAACGCTGCGAATGTTGTGTTGCGTCGAATGATTAAGAATTACGATGACCATATCACACGGCCACTGATTAAGCGGTTCTATGANTTCAATATGCAATTCAGNAAGAAAGAAGATATTAAAGGCGATTTCTCAGTCAAGGCACGCGGTTCCAGTGCGTTGCTAGTCAAAGAACAGCAGGCGCAATCTTTGATGCAATTCTATCAGGTATTGTCAGCCACTCCGGTTAATCCGGACAATATCGACATGCTACGGAAAATCGCGCAGTCGTTGCACTTAGATGCAGATGACGTGCTACCGTCAGACGCCGAAATAGAATCAATGCAGCAGAATGCAGCGCCACCGCAAGACCCGGCAATGATGAAAGTGCAGGCGGATATGCAGTTGGCACAGATGAAGATGGAAGCAGAGCAGCAGATGTTGCAGGCGAAGATGCAAGCAGAGTCCGAACGTGAGCAGATGAGAGCGCAGGAACGTACTCAGGACGCACAGGTAAGGATGGCAGAGGCGCAGATACAGCGCGAAGTAGCAATGATGCGACTCGCAGCAGATAAAGAAATGAGCATTGAGGCGATCAACGCCAAACTGCACGAAGCATCAATGAAACATGACGCTGACTGGAAAATGATGCTGGCCGAGATTGAAACGAAATCGAAGTTTGGTAGCGGTCTCTAATCAGAATGGCAAAAACCTATAAGGAAATGATATGCTAGATGTAAATAGTAGAACGTGGGCTTATATCAAGAGGCACCTTGAGTCAGAGATTGATGACAAGAGGGAGCAGTTAGAATCTGTAAACTGTACTCATGATCGGGCAAACGTACTGCGAGGGCAGATTATGGAAGCGAGAACGCTACTTGATTTGCCGACAGCCGACTTGGAATAGTCCGCTAACACATAAGCCGCGTTGTGAAACGCCGCTGGAGTAAGCATGAGCGAAGAAAAGACGCAAGAAGAGGAATATGCAGACGCATTCAATGAGTTTGCAGACGGGGCAGAAAAAGAACCCGTTACAGAACAGGCACCAGACGAGCCGATTGATGAGCATGCAACAGGTGAACAGCCGCCGGAAGAAGTCGATTGGCAGCAGAGAGCCGCTGAATTAGAGGAAGAGTCTAAACAGTGGCAGCACAAGTTTTATAGTGACGCCGGACGAGTTGGCGCACTACAGAGAAAAGTTAATGAGCTAGAGGCAGAACAGCAGTCCCAAGCTATTGAAACGCCGCCGGAACAGGCCGCAAGCACAGAAGAATCTCCGCCAGAATTGGCCGAGTTCAAGGATGACTACCCCGATATTTACAATGGGGTGGAAAAGTACATGGAAACAGAACTTGAGCGTCGCACAGATGCAATCAGACAGGAAATGCAGCAAAACATGCAGCCTGTTAATCAGATGTTTGAACAGCAACAAACTGCCGCTGAAATGGCCGCGTTAAACGCTGAGCATCCAGATTGGCAACAGGTCGCAAGCAATGCTGAGTTTCAGGGATGGGTAGCCACGCAGCCTATTCCAGTCCAACAGATGGCAAACAGCGACTACGCAAGCGAAGTTTCGTATGTGCTTAATTCTTTCAAAACTCAATCCCAGGGGCAGCAGCCGCAGTCGCAGCCAGCAGCGTCAGGGATAGCGCAGAAGCGCGACAGGCAGTTAGCAAACGCATCAACAGTGCCGAGCCGAGGTAACGCTACATCGACTCCGTTAGCCGAAGATGATTACAAATCCGCCTTCGCCTACTACGCAGCCAAGAAAAAATAAGGAGATTTTATCATGGCAGGTCAAAACTATGCAGGACTGTCCCAGCGTACTACAGCTTGGGCAGCCACCGAAATGCTGGCTCACGCAGAGCCAATCATTGTTCTTTCCAAGTTTGGACAGAGCAAACCAATGCCCAAAAACAAGGCAGACAACGTTAAGTTTCGCAGGGCAAACCCGTTCGCGGTTTCCACTACTCCAATTACTGAGGGTGTTACACCAGCATCGCAGGCCATCACTTATACTGATGTTCCCGCTACGCTTTCTCAGTATGGCGCTGTAACTGAAATCACCGACAAAATTGAAGATTTGGCGGAAGATCCAGTATTGAAAGATGCTTCCATCCTGTCCGGTGAACAAGCGGCCGAAACGCTTGAACTGGTCACATGGGGCGCAATCAAAGCTGGTACAAACGTCGGCTTTGCAAACGGTGTCGCTCGCAACGCAGTGAATACAGCTATTACGCTGAACACTGTCCGCGCTGGCGTTCGCTCGTTGCAGGGCAATCGTGGTCGCCCAGTGACTCAGATGCTTTCCGGATCGGTGAATTATCTGACCGAACCAGTGGAAGGTGGCTATATCGCATTTGGTCACACCGACTTGGAACAGGATATTCGTAACCTGGCTGGCTTTATCTCAGTAGCAAACTATGGCTCACGCAAGCCATTGTGCGCACAGGAGATTGGTTCAGTTGAAAATGTACGCTATATCTTGTCCCCTGTACTGGTTCCGTTCGCTGATGCAGGCGGTTTAATCAACGGCATGGTGTCAACCACTGGTGCCAATGCTGATGTGTACCCGCTGATTATCGTTGCTAAGGACTCATACGGTTGTGTTCCGCTGAAAGGCGAAAGCGCAATCGTTCCTACGGTGATTAATCCGGATCAGGCAAGTAAGTCTGACCCAATGGCGCAGCGTGGCTTTGTATCGTGGAAATCTTGGTTCACTGCCTTGATTCTCAACGAAGCATGGTTGTATCGCGCTGAAGTAGCCGCAACCGCACTGTAAGAGGTAGCGCCTGCACCTAGAAGCAGGCAACTAATAAAGAGGTCAGTCCTTCGGGGCTGGCCTTTTTTATTGCTATGGCAAAAAAAACAGCCTCTTTGTTATCTTAGATGTAATGCCGTGAGGCATCATATCCCTTAGATGGGCGGATCGAGGGGCAACCCTCCTTCTGCAAACAATAAGCCGCGTTTCACAACGCCGCATCCCAATGATGGAGAGCAAAAGATGAAGATTGATATTAAAACAGCAACACGAGATGAATTAATTGCATACGCGAAAGATGTGAAAGGTATGCGCGTATCAGGAAATATCGGAACGGAAACACTGCGAGAAAAGCTGATTGGCTCGCCAGTGGATAGCCCAGCAACCGAACCCGAAGCGACAGAGGCCACGCCAGCACCGAAAGCCGCGACAGCGCAGNAAATGGTGAAGATTATCATTCAGGAAACTGACGATGAAACGGGCGGCGATGATGCGTACATCGGGATCAATGGTGAAATCGACGGCAAGCGTGTGAATGGCAAGTATCAGATTCAGCGCGGCGAAGAAGTTGAAGTCCCTGATTACCTGGTGGACATCTTGCGTAATGCCAAGAAAACGGTTTATACAACGAAAGTGGACAGACAGACAGGGCAGACAAGCCTACTAAGCCGCGA